ACAGTTGAAGAACGTGGTGATGCTACGTGCATTGGTGGTCTGGCTTACAAGTTCTGGATGCATCAACAAGAAGTTGATACAACGGCCATCGATACCATTCTCCTCTGCCCAACGAGCCCAGCAGTCCGCATCAAACTTAAGATTGACTGTTACAAACCTAGTCTTCTGTGCAGGATCCAGACTGGATACATGATAATCACCTGAGTCAGGATTACTGGTCAGGATCACATGCCAATCTTTAGGAAGCTTCCAAGAGATATACTCCTGACGGTCTATGATTTCCATGGCAGCCTGCATGAATCTGCTGTCTGCACGGGTATAGTCGTCAAGGATAAGGATACCACCTTCTTGAAGATCGTTCACCCATTCAGGTGCTGCGTGGGTCATACGCTTGTTGCCAGTAGGCTTGTACTTGTATTCGATATAAGTCTGCAGCATGGATTCAGGAACCCATTTGCATGGACCTTCATCCTTGCATACTTCGAATTCCTTATGCGGATAACCCACAAGGTCACCGATCTCCTCGATCTGCGATAAGCTTAGCTTTACGCATTTGAGACCTAGTTCATCTGCAAGCTGTAGTATGGTGCTGGTTTTGCCTCAATTTGTTATCGTATAGGCTCTTTATCCTATACTTCTGCATCTTTATTTATACATGCAGTTCAGACTATATCATCATCATTTCTGATGTTCCGCGCTCGTGGGGTTTTACTGTCTGTTCTAGACTCCATACCCTAGTCGTTGCACCTTCCTTATATCCCTATAAGGCTTGGCTCAGGATTGTCCACGCCAGTGGAGTTTCCCTGAATTCACGGAATTTTTACCCTGGGACTTGGCAAAATTCATATTTTAAACCTTTGTAAAAGTTTCCTTTTTTAATCCTAATGGAACATGATGATGGAGAAATTGACAAACTTTTAGCTAAAGCTTTAATACTAATCCAAGTTTTTATTATATTACCTTGAATATCAACAGCTTGTACTTTTTTGTTTTGTTCAACTCTTTTGATAAGAACATCTTTTTTATCATATGACCAAATAAAACCATATGCTGAATTAGATTTTCCAGACGCAGCTTTAGATACGCCTTTAAACTTACCATTTACAGCTTTTGCCGCTGTAGAACATGATTCAAAACTATCTATAAATATACCTTCCACAGTATATCTATATACAGGTTTTGAGTTTCCATTTTTGATTCGTCCTGATTGAAATCCTTGTCTTAAAGTATTAGAAATCAACTGCTTTGATTTCGCAGAAAATTCTCTCTTCACAGGATTTAAATCTAGATTAAGGTCTGGGCTTAACATGTCTATATAAAAACTTTCTCTTTGTAAAAGAACGTTTTTATCACAAAATTCTACGATTTTGAATAAGAACTTGTCTTTACCATGTTTATCAAAAACGTTCTGTATGAACTTATTAGAATGTTTTTTTCTTAAAAGATCACTAGAATGTCTTTTTAACCTGTAATATATATTTACACTACTTCCTATGTAAGTATGATTATTACAGATAAGCATGTATATGCCAGATTTTTTACTTAGGTCTTTATGTAGGCAGTTTTCAAATAGAAGTTTCATACCTACAAAAATACAAATTATTTTGAATTAATCCCAGCTTCGCCCTCTACGTTGATCGCTACGGGCTTCTTACCCTGCTGCTGCAGGAATCTATTGTTGTCTACAATGTGTTTGATAAATCCTTTTAATTCCTCACTTGTGAGGTTTACTTGCTGTGACATCAGTTTAATACTATTTGTGGTCCAATTAATTCAGGGTTGCGCTTGGATTGTGAACTCAATACCCAAAGCATTCGTCCTTTTGTTTTAGGCGGAGCGGATGCTTCACCATCAGTTAGATATACAAGGCAACTGTACTTGCCATTACTGGCGTTGTAATACTCTATCACAGGGTAAAAGCTTGTGCCTCCCCTGCCATAGATTTTGATATCCATGTTCTTCTTATAGGATTGCTTGTGACGTATCACTGTATCGCATTGCATCACCGTTACTTCGCAACCAGTCTTATGCATGTGATCTATCTCGTGGAAGAATTCCTTGAGTTCATCATTGTTCACAGAACCTGATGTATCCACGGCGACAAGGATATGCCTGCGCTTCTTGATCTTCAGACCAGGATTGTCTTCGAATCTTTTGTTTGGTTTGCGGCGGAGCTTCTTGGTATAAATCTCCATACTGGATCCAGCAAACCTTCTGAGATAACCACGCCAGTCAAACTTGGGAGGTTCCTTGGACATTATCCTTCTAAGGATACCTTCAAACTCGCCAGGTATGTTGCCAGTACTCTTCTTGACATTCTCTGCAAGCTCCGTAAGGATGTGTTCAGTCTGTTTGACTATGAGCTTCTGGGTTGCTTCATCCATGTCATCAAACTCCTCCCAGGTGGCGTGACTGTCGCCTATGGCTTTCATTACTTCATTACTGATCTGAGACTTGACTTTCATCAGCTCATCATAATAATACTTGGTACCCATCTTGGTCTTGAGTTTGATACCAAGACTTGCCTCTATGGACTTGATGGTACAACCGCCTTCTGGTAACCAGGAATCATCGATATACTGATTGATTTCAATGTCCATGGCAACGTTGCGGAGTTCCTTGTCAGTAAGATGGTCAAACTCCGTTACGTGCATGAAACCCATATGGAGCAGTTCATGCTTCAACAGACCCATCTTCTGAATGTCAGTCAGACTATCCCAGAACGCTGGGTTGATATACAATTGGTAGTTGATGCCATTACGCCCAACTCCCGCGGTGGGAACATTGTCAGTCCACACCTTGTTCAGCATGATCAGGAACAGTCCGTAGAACGGTTCCTTCAGCATAAGATCCTTTGAGACCTTTGCCAGGTTTTCATGTCTATTCATTTGTTACGTATTTATCAACATAAGGATCACCTGTATCTAAAAATATTAATAAGTGATTTACAGATAATGGTTTAAAAGGTATATGTGCTATTGTTGCAGCTCTGTTATAATCTTCTTGAGCAACAGATACTATTGTTTTTAAAAGTTTATCTTTCTCAAAAGCACTTACAAAATTTTCATCAACAGATGCTCTGAAATACTCTATTTCAACTTTACTTAATCTTATTGTATATTTATTTTCCATATGTTTTGTTGTAGTATTGTGGTGGTAATAAATCTACACCTTCAAGTATTGGTGAGTTATTTAGTGGCAGGTGTGCTTTTATAATATAGGTATTACTTTTTTCTGCATTAAAAGCTTTAAAATCAATATCATTAGGAATATAAAATATACCTTTTCCTATTTCTTGTTCATGATCTTTGTATACATAACAAGCATCTTTAATCTCTGAATCATCTACTAATAGTAGATAGTTATTTATTTTGATAATGTAAGGAATGAATTCTTTATTTTCCATAGGTTTGATTATAGTACTGTTCTGCGTCTTTATCCGCTTTAAGTTTACATTCGTGACATTGCTTTTTATAAAACAATATCATGTTTTCACAATGAGGGCAAGGTTTTTTCCATGCTTTGTCAAAAGCGTTATCTGTGATGATCGTCAGCTTTTTCATTTTTCATTTATCTTAAGTGTTTCCCGCATGCTTTTACATGCGTATTCATAAACCATACGGCGTTGATCCTGGTCAGATTGCTTCACAGCAAAGTCAGTTATGTTTATTATGTCACTATAACTATAAAAACCGCTGTTACTGGGCGCATGACTCTGCATCATCCTTGAGAACTTGACTTGATTGTCATCATCATCATCCCAACCAGGTACGTTCTTGTGGATGAGCAGCAGATAACCTATGTTCCTTTTGAATGAGAACATGATATGCGTGAAATACTCATGGAGTATTCCATAAGCAAGGGTACGGTCCCCCTTGTCTTTGCTACTGACCATCCCAATCAACCGCTCGGTTGTCTCGGGATCTAGATTCATTAAATTTTTCTTTTACAATAGTCTGCCATCAGCAGGGCGTCCACTACCCCGTCGTGCGGAGTAGTGGCTCGTCCGATGGTCAATTTGTAATCAGGGAACAAGCGCTTGGCTGCGATAAGAGCCATCGCCTTTGTATCCCTTGATGATTTACCTGGCTTGGTAATTTCTTCTACGCCCTGAAACATTTCCTTTTGCCATTGTTTAGCAGGTACCTTGGTATAAGGCAGGTTCAACGCTATGCACGCCATCTCTACGGCTCCCGCTTGGTAGCCCATTGAAAACGCTGTTGACTTGCCCGTACCAAAAATGACACCTAATTTCTCGAATATCACATGGCAATCGGTATTCTTATATCTATGAAGTATACCATACAGAGTATGATAATCAACCTGGTCTCCTATCAAAGGCATGACAAGCGGATCGATGACGTTTGTCCATGGCTGTTTGGCCAGGACTACGATCGCTCCTTTCTTACCTATGTCTATGCCAATGTTGAAGTCCCGTTGCATCTCCTGCAGGTGTAGATACTTTCAGTCAGTAAAGGTATCAAATTATCCTTCACGTGTTCCTTTCCGTATTTGGCTATCGAATCCGATACATCTTTCTCCAGATCCAATGTGAAGCCGTCCACTCCATACTTTGTCTTATAACGCTCTAATGCTTTCTTCCCCGCCTCATCGTTGTCGAAGAGCGTGGTGATCGTCTCATACTTGTCTTTAAGTTTCCACATCGTGTCCTCTGGTATCAGCGTGTTCTCCGAATCAGGAGCTACGCATTCTATTGTCTTGAAGCCAAGACCGTTGAACGATAACAAATCCTTAAGGGAGCTTGCTATTACAAGATTGGGTTTCTCATAGGTGAGCTGATCGATACCCTGGATGTGACGCAGGACCTTTATGAACTTATGGTCATGGTTTTTTGGTTGGTATACCTTGTACAGTTTTCCGTCATCCCTGAAATATCCATACAGGAAAGCGTTTGCGACGGTTATCTTTTCGCTTTCCCTGGCCATGTCGAAACTCTTAAGCGGCATGACGTTGTATTGTTCCAGACTCTTGGAGCCTATTCCGAACTTGGTCCAGAACTTCGCATCGTCGCTGTTCCAGTTGCGTGATTCATAATCAACAACCGCGAACTTGCTTACCGCTACTATCTCATCCTTGCAGACCTTGTTGTTCTTGACATAGGCTTTGTAATCAGTAATGACCTTTATGACAGCCTCGCGGGGACTTATGTTATAAATGGCCTTGACAAGATCATATCCGTCACCCTTGGTACCGCTGCTGAAATCCATGAAGACATACTTGCCGCCACTTTTGCTTGGGTATATGGACATGCTAGGCGTCCTTTCTGTAGGATTGAATACTGATTTTATCTTTATCTCCTGTCCATACAAAGGCGTGGATAACGACAGGTAATGTTCAAATATCCATGTGGATGGGATGTCGTTTACATTATCAAGTACGATTTTCTTTGTGCTTATCATCCGCGAAAGATAAAAAAGGGGAGGATACGTTGTCCATACCCTCCCCATGTTTTTTTAACTTATTAGAGTTCGAAGTCCTTGGCTATGGACTTCTTCTTTGGCGCCTCCACAACGGGCTCTTCGCCAAAGCTTTCAACGACTTTCGCCTCCTTCTTCTTGATATGGACGCTCTCGTCGAACTGGATGAGTTTGCTGTCTTTGGTTCCTACAGCCTCATAAGGAACCATGCCTTTCTTGAACTTTGGAAGGAATAGGTCATAGTTGGTATAACCGCCTTCGTTGGTATACTCCCTGCCGCCTAGACAGAAGTGAAGCATCTTGCCTTTGAAAGGCGCATCAGAGTTGAACGCTGCGATGAACGCATCAATGGTCTCATGTTTCTCATCCTGGTCGTCGAACCATTTGGTTGCTCCGATCGCGGTACATAGGCTTTTTACAGCCTTGAGTATCTCAGCATCCCTGTCTACGTGACCGAATCTGGTCTCCTCGGTTACATAAGGATACTCGCTGGTCCTTACGCGGCCGATCTGACCTTTGTATCTTCCAGCCTCAGGGTTGTCCTTGTCAATCAGGAAACCTTCGAAACCGTTACCGATCTCTTCAGTCTCGACATGCAGTATCAACTGTTTGCCGCCTTCTTTAAAGCGATGGTCCTCCAGGATTACTGAATTGATTTTTGCTTTTACGTTTCCAGGGCTCAATGTCTTTGGTAATGAACCCGATCCTCCGATGTTTACGTTTTTAGTACTTAGCATTTTTTTCTTTTTTTGTTGTTAGTTGTTAATCGATATAAACTTTATCCCAGTTGGTGATGATTTTACCATCTACAATCTCAGAGATGACGATCTCCTCGTTACGCAGATGTTCTGGTCGCGCTCCGCAGGATACTTCATCCGTGGTCTTGAAAGAGAGTATGTTCTTATTGCCTTTACGATAGAGATAACCTATAGCATCAGACTGTGAAGTGGTGATACGTTTCAGTTTACCTGTCAGATCAAGATCCAAAGCCGTGAAGTCAGAACCTGCTTTCTCCAGAAGGATGTCCTTGATGTGACCCACTAGGATAACACGTGGCGCCAACGTCTTCACATACTCCACAACCTTTGTAAAGGCTTCGCGCAGATAAGGATAACCAGCGCCATTTGGAAGATTAAGGATAGAACCGTAAACGGCTTTGCCACCAGTCTTCTCTGTGAACCAGTTCTTACCCATGCTTGTCCTGCTGTAGATCTGCTCCGCATATGGAACGCACATCTCTTCTAATGCTGTTATGGTATCCAAAGCGATATACTTGTATGGATAACCTTCTTTCTTAATCTGTTCGCCGATGGCTTTGATCTCCTCTACAGAGGATACATCAATCTTCATGGCGTCTACGTAATCAGAACCTTTCTCCAAATCAAGGATGAGACAATCTTCCAACTCAGCCAATAGACTAGTCTTACCGACCTTTGGCTTGGAGAAGATTATCAGGTTCTTAGGGCTTTTGTGTACAGCTGCTGATTTTTGCTTGGGCAATGTTATTTCTGACATGATTCTTTGATTAGCTTATTCAACCATTCTTTTCTTGATACGGGCGCTTTCAATAGGATAGCGGCCCAATCCCTTAATGTTATGTTATCCATGGGGCAATCCTCATCAGGATTGATGATATCGAAATCAAGATCAAGGCTTTCTTGAAAGACCTCTTTCTTCTCTGGAACAAGTTCCTTATGTACTTCACCTTCCTTCACGAGTTCAAATCTGTCCGCTGGTACAACGAACCATTCATATCCTTCAGGAGTGGTCTCTTTTGGATATTCGCTCAAATAGTCTGGATTGAACTTGTATCTGTACAATCGTCTGTCGTCCTCAGGTTGATAGAACCTGCTCACCCATTCAACGTAGAGCTCCCTGCTGCCGTCAATCTCGTTCTCGAAGAACTTGCTGCGGTCAGGAGGAAAGCCATACCTCATTTTCGCGATGAAGCGCCATGTGCCGTCCTCCAATTTACTTAGATAAGGCATATGGTATTCACGCATCTCTGCGATGATCCGTTTCCTTTCTTCAGGACTGATCATCTTTTTACCTGTCGTAATAGCCATTGTTTATTAGAATTTTAGTTTTTTTTCTGCTTTCGGAGGAGGGGGTATCTCCGATATTTTCATCTTTTCGTATTCCGCCTTGAAGAAACTGAGTCTTGTATCCCCATTACGACATTTTAGAAAATGCATAGCAAGGATTCTATCGTTGTCTATAATGTATCTGTCAGGACCGTATTCCTTTATTCTCTTCTGGCCAGGTCTGTTCAGACCTATCAACGTATCTGCATGTTGCAACAAAGCGTCAGCTCCGAATATGTCTGAATCGAGAATGTAGTTACCGTATTTACCGTTCTCGTTGCGTTCTGGGCTGTCGACGTTGCGGTTGAGCTGGCTTAAAATTACAAAACAAATCGGATATTTTCTCTTTAGTTCCGTAACAGCCTCTCCAAAATTATACAATGTGTCGTACTTGTCTTTTTCCGTATTTGATTTTTTAAGTAATAAACTGTGATCAAGAGTGACTATGGTGTTCTTATAGGCTATAAGGTTGTCATCCTTGTCTTTCTCACCATGGAAACGCATGTACTCAGCGACAGTCGCTTTGAACTCTGTCACGGTGCAGGGTTCATCGACAACATCTATAGGATAGTTGACGCGTTTCTTTGCGTATTCAAGACATAGATGCATGTCGCCGTCTGATATCTTTTCTCCAGCGGAGCAGATATACTTGTAGGGTTTGCCAAGAATACTGGAGAACTCACGCATGGCGGTAACCTTGTTGACCATCTCAAACTGGAACTCCAATACCCTGAAGGGGAACTTGGCTTGTTCGTATTCGTCAAGACTGCAGTTAAGTTTGATGCCTTCGCGTATGATCTGATCTTTGATCAAGGTCTTACCAGTACCAGGACGACCGCCTATGACAGTTACTGATCCCCATTCGAGACCATCTGTGGTAGCGTCATTCATTCTTTTCCAAGGAGTCTTGAACGACGTTATGATGCCATCCTGTCTTCCTTTCATGTAATACAAAGCCTCTTGGAAACCTTCCTTCTGGCTCTTCCATTTCTGTTTTTTTAGACTCATACTACCTTGTCTTCAAAATCATTAGTAGGTGGTTCATAGGAACCATTTTCCAGAATGTCGCAGTAATTGGCAAGCTCTGAGGATACGTTCTTGTCGTTGTCTGTCTTGCGTATGAAATACTGGCTCGTACGCATGAACTTGTAATTCTCCGCGGCGTATTCATCAATGTATGCAGCGGTGGCCTTGAGAATGGTTTCAGGTCCGTAAGAATAGTTCTCCATGAACCATTTGAGGTTATTGGTGATGTTCTTCTTGTCAGACCTCGCATACTTGCCGCTAGGCAGTTTGATCTTGGGCCATAGTTCAAGATATGCTGTGACAAGGTCCTCATCAACAACTATGCTTTTCTTCACAGGTTTTGATTTGATGAGGGATCCTATCTCTTCCAACAAAGCCTTGCCTGAATCCGTAAGGAACAGTTCTTTGTCTATGTATCCCATGGACTTCAACGCCCTGGCATCAACGTAGACATTGATGTTCTGGGGTTCGTAGCATTCCTTTATGCAGTACAGCAGATAGAGCTGGTTGGGATTCAATCCCTTCTCAGATATCTTGTCAAATAAGTTTTTCATATTCCTTTTCTGATAAATACTTTTCTATTTCAGCATACATCTCTTGAACGGCGTGTATTATGTCCTTATGTCCAGTCTCTATGAGATTGTCGATAAGGTGTACGGAATGTATGACAGTCGCATGGTTCCTGTTTATGAACTTGCTTATCGAAGTAGGCCCGTATCCAAGACTCATCGCCAGCTTGCAGAAGATTTGTCTGTAGGTTATAACAGGTCTTTTCCTGGTCATGTCGAGTATGCTTGCTGTCTTTCTTTCGTAATGCTGTGTCATTTTCTTGTTCACCAAGTTAAGAAGGTCAGCCATGCTCAGTTCTCCTATGTAACTTCTTCTGGTATTGACTGAAACATAAGGAGTTACCCTGTATTTCAGTTCAAATTTGCGTTTGAAGGATTCAACATCCTCCCTCATCTTGTCCGTGATGGGCGACTTGGTGAGACTTATCCTGTAATGTTCATTTTCAATCATTTGGATGTTTGTTTAATTTGTCATAGATTTGTCTTATGCAACAGTCAACTTACAAATGGGTCGGCTTCATAGCCATAGTATTGATCTTATTAGGGTCGATCTATCTACTCCGTGAGGCGGACACCACTTTGGTGAAGACCCAACAGGCAATAGACAAAATCGCCAAGGATAGGAAGGCTGCAATGGACAGTATCGTTGTCTTGAATCACACAAACGATTCTCTGTTACAGTCCATTGCCGTTTACAAAGACAGCCTGGAGGCTTTGTCCAAATATAAGTCTAAAGTCATAATTAAATACCGTGATCAGAAAAAATTTGTTTCTGATGCTAATATCCATCAGTTGGACAGCATCATCCGCGCAAACACTACGATTGGATTCTGATACCGTTCATTGCTATGACCGCAGCGAAATGCGTGCGATAGCGATGAAGGTGATAGAAGGAACCGAATGCGATACGATAGTCTCCATTTTACAGGAGGAGATCGCAGTCAGAGATTCAGTAATGTCCGCACAAGAGGATATAATCTCCGCAAAAGATTCTGAGATTAAACTTGGCAAGACTATGTTGGAGGACAGCGACCAATTGGCTAAGAACTATGAGGAGGAACTCAAGAATGAAGCCAAGCATCATAGGGCTACAAAGATCAAATTCTATCTTTATATCGCAGCCAGTATTATCGCTCTGACTCTGATCACCAGATAATCCTTTCTCCGTTCATCTTTTCAAGAAGTCTGTTGACTTCGCAGAATACGTCTTTACAATCCCATTTCTCCATGTTGTTGTGTGCGGCGGACGCTGGATGCGTCGCAAACAGCTTATGACAATTGTCAGGAATACCATCCGCCCATTGCGCAGCGGTCTTACCAAGGAATACATATATGAGACCTGGATTATACCAACCTAGGATATCATAAAGGAATGCCATGAAAGGACGCCACATCATCTGATGCGAATTGGGTTTGCCTATTGTGACAGTCAAAGCTGAATTCAACAGCAATACGCCCTGTTCAGACCATCTTGTGAGGTCGGGTTCCTCTATGTAGGATTCAGGGTCGTCTTTATATACAGTGTCTTTTATGGCTTGGAACATATACCTGAGGCTGGCCTCTGGTTTACCTCTTAGACTACAGCTGAAAGCCATACCGTCTGGTACGTTTAAATAAGGATAGGGATCCTGTCCTACAATGACTACCCTCAATTTATCATAAGGGCATTTCTCAAACGCTGAGAAGGCATACTTCATCTGTGGAACAAATCGTTTACCCTCAAGGGCTTCGCTTTCAAGCTTTTGTATGATTTTGTCAAAGTCTTCGCTGAGTATGAATGTTTTGAATCTGTCACCCCAGCCTGAAGGTTTGAGTTTTTCGTATAGTTTGTGCTTTATTTCTTCTATATTTACGCTCATAAACAATAGATTATGGATAAGTTTAAAGTAATTCCAAACGATGCGGTTGTTGATATGAAAGTATCATCCGCATATATGGCAAGGGTTCAAAATCTTGTCCAGTACCTTGTTGAGCAGTATGGACGCGATAAGTTTGTAGAGTTTGCAAAGAAGATGATCGACCAGAACGGCGCACCGTCAACAGAGCTCGAAGAGCATCTTATAACCGTAAGCAGTTTCCTGACTGAATTCGAAATGAAGGCTGAGGAACTTGGTCTGATAAAGGAATTGAGCAAAGAGGATCTTGAAAACGGAATCAGCGAAAATTGATTCCAACGGTGTCTCCGATTTGGACTATCGTTTCAATAACCAATCCCAGTTCTTCCTTACTGCATTTGCTGAATGATTTGCAAACAAGGAACTTTTCGCCGTTGATTTCTTTCGCAACGCAAAGTCCCGACATCTTCTTGACCTCGAACTTCAGGTCTTCGAAATTATCTCCAGTATCAATTGCTATCTGCCTTATGCAGGCGTGGATCTTGGCAAGCTGTGCAAGCGTACCGTCATCTTTGTTGGCATCATAAAATCCATCGACTATCTGACCTTCTACAAGTTCATTCAGGAAATCGTCATGTTTCTTTAGGTCCAATGGACGCAGTTCCTTATAGGGTGTACCCCATTCGTCTACACGTTCGACCACCTTGTATTGAAGGTAAGCCACGTTACTTTTTTGTTTTTTCATAATTCAACAAGTTCTAATTCTTCTTCAGCTGGGACCGTATCCTCCTTATGCTCCTGGGTAAACTGTGAAAGAGGAATTGCAAACCTCCAAGCAGCAAAACGAGTATACGGAAAACAACATTCTTGAAGATCAATCTCATCAAGTTCATAGGCGATCATTCCGTTATGCATGTTCATTCGTTCCACGGTTATGACAGTGTACTCCTTACCCTTGACAACCCACCTTGATGTAGGTATGTCGTTGGGTCTGTCCTGATCGTGGATGCATATGACTTTAAATGGTAGTTTCATCCGTAGGGCTCCCAATCGTCATCATCATCTTGATTACGCCATTTATCAAAGAACCAGGCTGCTACAACCATTACCGCCATGAACATGAGTAGTATGACTATGATTGTATTAACAGCCATAGTGTCCTCCTGTCTGGTTTTCTGGAGCTACATAACCAGGATTCCATTCAGGATTAGTACTGTGTCCTGATACAAAATGTCCTTTTTCAGAAGCGTCTTTGCGCAAGTTGCGATGGTAATCAGCTTCGTCTCCCGTGAGCTCCCTGGTTACAGGTTCGCCCTTGGGGATGAAGTCTTCATCACAACCGTAAATATTCAATGTGAAACCACCTTCATCATATGTAGTGGTTATAAACATGATTCTGGCCTCCTTTTCAGAGTCCGTAATCCATAAAGTTGTTGCTGGCATGCGAGAGATTTTTTGCTAATATAAATGTTATTTCCAGATGATCTTATCCACGTCAAAATCTTCCAACGCTTGTCTAACCCAGTGTTCGTCAATGGTATACTTGTAATAAAGTATATGAACTATGGCTTTCTCATCAGGGTTGAGACGCAAGAGTCGACCTATTCTCTGGCTTGACTTACGCTCGTTTCCATAGGCGTGCATGATGATACCTTCTTTGAGGTCAGGTATGTTGACACCCTCGTTCAATTGGAGTACTGCACTTAATTTGTTTATCTGTCCAGATTTAAACTTCTCAAGGTTATCCTCGGAATCAGGATTACCACTATGATAACTATAAGGACATAACCTGTCAGCCTGATCTTGCGTATTAGCGAACAGTATGCATTTGTCATCGGTGCTTCTGAACAGTTCCGCCGCATAGGCTTCCTTGCTTGCAAAGTCCATAAGGGCACGCATGCGCATGATCCTTGTTATATGGGTCTGCTTTTGGGTTTTACATGAATCAAGCCTGTTGGTCCAGAACTCGTATGAGTCCTCTTCGCTTGTATACCAGGTCTTCCCGTTCTTGGAGACCTTTACGTTCTTCCGTATGTCCAATCTCACAGGATGCATCACGATTGTGTAATCGTTCAAGATCTTGTCATCGATGGCGGAGTCTACAACATACTTGTAAATGACAGGGCAGAATCTTTCCATCATCTCGCCCTTCTCGCTTTTGGTCATCTTGGGAGGAGTACCAGTCAGTCCCAGTATCTTTCCCTTATGAGCGGCCAGCCAGTCAGCGTGGCTGTACAGTAGACTATGACATTCGTCAAGGTATACCACATCGTATTCCCCATCCTGCTTTGATAAACTGAGATAGGTTGTGAAGGTTACATGGTCCAGAAGGTAGGAATAACCGAATTTGACCGCATCATCCTTCCAGGACTGGAATATGCTTTTCTTGGGAGCTACTACAAGGAACCTTGAATAATCAGTATAGTTCCTCGCCATGTGTTTCAGGCCTATCAGGGTCTTACCTACGCCCATCGATATGCCTACGCTGCATCTTTCTTTATTTGCAATGGCCTCTAGGGCTTGTTCCTGTACATCATCCTTAGTTTTCAAAGGCGTCATCTATGTTTCTTTTTACTTCTTTCCAATACTCGAGTCTTTCAATCCCTTCATAACAGTTCTGGAAGTGAACCCTGAGTTCATCGATTATCTTGAACACCGTATAATGAGCGATCTGTTTGGCAAGCGCCATGTTCCCTAGTTTAGGGATGAGACCGCCCGCACCACCTAATTGTTTCAGGTGGTCCAGGACGATTCTTTCAGCGGTCTCTTGTGGTGTCATCTGTAATTCACACCTTTTATAAGTTCTTTATGTCCATTGCCAGAAAGCCATAGATAGTTACCAATCCATAGACTGTCTTGTGACTCATCCCAAGTCATGTTCCAATTGTCTTCATCCTGCAACCTCAGAGAATCCGAAGGAAGGAAAAAATAAACCATTGTGGTCATCAGCTTGGAGTTCTTGTCTGTCTTGGTTGAGACTGACTCTCCCAGGTCATAAAGATCCTGCCAGCATTGAGGATTGTTCTTGTCAAAGTTGGTTATCTCATAGGCGTAACTTCTGTAAAGATAATTCTTCCATGGAGTATCATACTTTCCATAGCTGCTGTTCTTCTTCAAGAACCTGTATCCTATTCCAGAAGAGGACTTGAAAGCCTCTTTCTCATTTGCAACGGAGTCATCATGTTTTGTACAGTAAGAGAACATCTGGAACAGCAATACAAGTACGATTGCCAGAATGAGGTAACCCACCCAGGGTTTTTCCTGTTGTACAGGAGGAGTTGTGTTTTCTTCCATCTTCTTGAGTTTTAGTCTTCCATTTCAAATCCCCATAGTTCATCCCATTTGGCCAGCTTCTTGCCAGTCATCATGTCGTAAACCGTACAAGAGTAATCAGTACTACCTTGTGCGTTGCCGCATTTGATGGCGGATAGATAAGCAAGATTGCTTTTAGCCTGAAAGTTACACATGTTCCATAACAAGGGTTTGACCCATACTTCGTTGTCAAACTCCTTTACATCGATGTTTCCATCAAGTTCCGTGTCAGTCAAAAGGTTTGACTGTTCAGCGGTGAGCTCGACTCTCTCATCTTTTTTCTCTTCTTGAGATTCTGCAGATGGTGAGTTGCATTTACCTATTAGGTAAAGGCAAAACAGACCAAGGAAAATGTAAAGCACTGTCTTCATTTGATAATTTGGTTTGATTGTTTTGTTTCACTGGTTATCAAATAGAGGGTGTCATTCTGGATGTAATCAACCTCTAACGGTATGGAATAGCCAAACTTGAGTTGGCCTCCGTATACATAGGTATAATCTGAAAGCAATTCATTGTATCTCTCGATCTTGTTGATGGAGCGGTGGTTCACGAATATGTAAACCACCAGTCCAACAATGATCAAGGACAACGTCAATCGAACTTTATCCATGATTCCTTCCAATTGTAATGTACTCCAAACGCACCAAGGATTGCAGCGAACGTTGAAACACGCCAGAAACTGCGTTTATGTTTCATGTTCTTCATGGCTTTACCGTTGTCCAACGCAAGCTGCATGTTCTGCGCAGCCAAGGTATCGTTGTACTCACGTGTGCTCTGCAGGTCGCGCTTGAGACTGTTCAACGCCGCTTCCTTTCTGGCCATGTCCACATAAAGGATAGCCAATTCAGCCTTTGCCTTCTTGAGTTCCATACGTTCAAGATCGCATTGGTTGAGGTCAGACATCAGTGACTCCATCAGATACTCTGGTACGTATACCAAGGTATCACTGGTTTGCTGCGCCATAGCGCTTGAGGAGAACGCTAGTGTAAGACTCGCTAGCAACATCATCGATTTTCTGTTTTTGTACATTTTTGTAGACGATTAGAGTTTTTTTACTGTTGATTTGCATTTTCAACTCGTTGTTCTCGGTGACGAGCGCACCATTCTCCTTAAGGAATTCCTCTTCCCTTTCAATCCAGGATAGTTTTTCCATCCTTAGTTTCTCAAGTTCCGCGGTCTCAGCACAAGGAGCAGGTTTACCAACCGCGTTATTGAATTTCTGCAATCTGTAGAAGTTGATACCCAGGACGATGCAGATGATCCCTAGTATCAAAGATAGGATTTTGTACTTCATGATTTATTAGGTTTTTTAGGTGATTTCTTCTTTGACTCTTTAACTATCTCCATGAACTTATCACATTTACCATCCTTATACGGAGTCTCCGTAAAGTAGGATTGTCTGAAAGGATTTTCAGTAGCTGTGTATCTATAACAGTCTTTCTTACGGGGGCAATTCCTGCCCATGCATTTAGTTATGTCTGCCATGACGTATTGTTTAAGTGACCGATGGGGGATTCGAACCCCCATCACACTGCCTAGCAGTTTCGTTACCCAAGGCGGTATTCATTCCCGCTTACGACAATCGGTCTGTATTCTCATTTTTGCAGCTTCCAAAGAAAATAGTATTTCTTGGTATCAGCAGTCTGTTCAAGGGTGCATAGGAAAACCATTCCATCGTTGTAGAACTTCCAGGTTGTATTGTCTATGATGACATACCTGTTGTTGTACATTTCAACCATCCTCTGCAGTTCTCCTTGCGTCAATGGACATACGCTTGTAAAGACAGATTCGTCATTCTCATCAAAGAAGTATATCACTCTGATATCATCTTCGACAAAAGACATCATCATCTTGTCCTTGCGCTCTCCCCATTTAAGGTATTCCCAATCAAAGTTGGGCCATTTCTCCCTTACCTGAGAGGGAGTGTATCCAAACAAGGGTTGCGACATTGACAACCCAGGTAATAGTAACAGTAAAAAGAGTAGGATCTTTTTCATTTGTCTTCTTTTTTAAGAAATCCCAGGATGGTCTTGACATCCTTTGCTTTGAGTAAGGATTTGACAGAGTTTCTGTCGCTCCAGTATGCAGTGGCGTCTTCCCTTCTGAACGCATACCATAACTGATCATGCGGGTTGAAGTGGAACATGTAATCATAAAGTATTTCGTTCTTCATCTCAATAGATTTTGGTTTCCTTCCTAATACCGAATGTGGCGTTTCTATGGATCTTGATTTGATCCGTGGCGTAATGTCTGACTATACCGTTATCACAGTGGACAACGGTCCATACATCATTCTCGTACATGCCGCTGTTGGTCACGTAAATCGCGTATCCTTCCTTACCATCAGGAAGAATAACGGGTATGGGTTGTTTGAATTCAAGCATCATTTAAAGATCAGCCAAAGAATGGTAGTCCAAAATACTATTACAAACAGAACTATCAGGAACCATACCCAGTAGGGTCCTTTATCGTCTTGATTATCGCTTCGCATGGTCCGAGGTATTGGACTGGATTACAAGGTTTATCAACCAAAGATACTTTTTTTTCCTCTTCAGCAATAATCATAAGAGCAGGTATTTCCTCCAACCTTTTTAGGGTTCTGACAAGGTACTGTTCGTAGTCCCAGAGTTTCTTGTACTTGCGGTCAGGCATATCGCGGGCGCCAAGACCTTTCAGTCCTATGTAATGCCTGCGTAGCATGCCCCACGCCTCAATGGTACTGGTTTCGAACTTCTCCTTTGATTTGGTAAAGAATGGTGTTTTATCTTCCATGAGGTAAATGTAATAAAAGGGTGGGAGGGCGCAAAACCCTCCCTTTCCCTTATTGGAATTCAGTCTTCACGACCTTGTTCAACAGAGTGGTGGTCTTCTCCACAACGTCCTTCATATCATCTATGACGGTATTGTAGGAATAGATCTCTTTAACTCCAGAGAAACCAAAGCCAATGCCCATGGTCACGAAGTTGTCGCGCTTGCATTTCTCAATGATACGCTTCAAATCCGCCATCGCTTCTGGACCACCATAGTTATGATCACCAGCGGGCTGACCATCGCTGATGATGAGCATCAGGATGTTGTCGCTGGTCTGGGAACGGATACGCTCATGAAGAGTCTCAACGACTGGACCATCATAGTTCTCACGCATGTCACGTCTGGTCATCCAATCTATGGTCTTGGTGAATCCAGGATTGTATTTGTCCTGATATACATAGATCTCAGGAGTCTCATCACCGCTGTGACCATATATGGATATACGGTCCTGAGGCATGATCTCACTGAATGCGGCATATAGGATCTTGACAAGCTCATATTGCTTCTCCATCCTTCCATCATGACGCATCGAACCTGACTCATCGCATAGTATGACTACGCTGAAAGGCTTGGTCTTCTGGTCCTCTTCAGTACGGAAGTAGATGTGGTCATTGTGAGCCACTGCTTCCGCAAGTTTACGAGTATCCAATTTGCCTTGCTTCAGACTATGGATCTCATCGCGGTCTGGATCAAAGGTGATGTCAAGCTTCTCGACTATCTGCTTGGCATACAAAGCCTGTTTGGAATTAAGAATGGATTCAGAACTACGATGGGCTTCGATGATGAATTGAGGATCTGGAACATCGCTGTCGCCAGAAATGCTACCATAAGACTTGTATGGCTTCATTATTTTGGTATCCTCAATCATATCAAGAACCATAGATGCATCGCTTTTTCCAGGATCATCCTTTTTGTCCTTCAGGGTGAACTCGATCTCAGAGTCAAGAATGTCTTTCCTGTAATGTTCAAAAAGATTCTTCAATTCCGTCTCGTTCTCGATGACCCTATCCAAAGCCTTCTGGATGCCTTCGCGGGAGATGATGATGACCTTCTTCTCCTTACCAAATGTAGCCCAGGATTTGGCTGTACCTACCGTGGACTTATGCATCAAATGACTAGTAAGATTAAGGGTTTTAACCCTCAACAGAAACATCTTGAGAAGCTTCTGACCAGTATAGAATGACATGCTGGATTTTGTATTCGTATAGACCCTGACGTCATAATTAACCTTGACATCAGCCATGTCATACAATGTACGTTCATAACCGCCATAAAAGCTGGTCTCCCAACCCGTGGAAGACCAGCCATGAGAACCAAACCCTATCATTTGATATCGTTTAGAATAGTTTCGATGGCTTTGACACCATCCTTGTTGCCTACGCCCTTGCATACCATGTAGAATGAATCGTAGATGGTGAATCCATCCACGACCATGCCGCAGATAATCTTGAGGTGACGCAACGACAAATTGAACGAGATCTTATACTCGTCATGCGCAGCGTTGATCGCGTCATAGCATTTTACAATGCTGTTACGCTGAGGCGCTTTGATCTCAGGATAGTTGTGCTTCACGATCTTTTTGATGCTGTCTGTTCCCAGAGGATCAATCTCGATGGTCATGAAGCGATCAACCAATGCGCGGTCAAGCTTGTGGGTACCAGTATACTGGGAACCAAGATTCGCGGTACTGATGAATACGCAATCAGGATGTATCTCCACAGGAGTATTGTCTGTGAAATCATACTCCATGGCAAGAGTCCTACGGAAGTCAAGGCATGGGAACAGCAGATTATTGGCTGCTGCGCTTGCACGCGATATCTCGTCCAAAAGGACAATGCCTGGTTTCTGGATAACCTCAGAAAACCTGGAACGCTTGAATGTTGAAGTGGTGATACCATCCTTAACCTCGATTGCGTGAGTACCTACCAAGGACATGATAGGGTCCGTCATGGTACCCATATCGAATATCGTTAATGGCATGTCTGTCTCGCGGGCGATGTTGGCAACCAACTCCGTTTTGCCCACGCCAGTGGGACCCAACAACATGGTATTTACGCCAGCCTTTACGTTACGTACCAGCAACTTGTGGATTGCCTGCTGGACCATGAAACAGTCACCAATCTCCATATACAGGGAAGGATCCATTTCAAGTTTAGGCTTTACAATCTCCTCTTCTTCTTTAGGAGCCTCTTCAACAGAAGAGTCAATCAAACTTTCTACAGACAAGTCTTTCAAGTCCGCTAACTCACCCTTGATGAGTTTATCTGCTAGAATTTCGGCTAATGCTTTTGAATCAATCTTCATGATCATTGTTTTTTAAACGTTCAATACTGAAACCCAAGTCTTTAGACTCCTTGGGATGAGTCTCGATCCACATATGACAGGATCTACATACAGCAAGAAATGTCGTGCTGTCCAACGTTAGCGTCCCTCTCCCAGCCTTATGATGTATATCAGTGGCGTAGGTGGCACAACCAGCCAGGTGCGCTTCACACATAGAGTGCGTTTCCAGATAAGCCTTACGTATTACACTGTAGGCGGCTTCAATCCTACGTTGTTTTGGAGAGCGGGGGCTGAGAGCCGTACTGCGTGTCTTGGCAGATGTTTGTCTAACTCCGCTGGTCTTTTGGCAACTCCAGCATTGTTTGCAGTACTTCTCCCGCCCTTCGCTTTTCCAAATAACAGTGGTTTCGCCGCAGCGACTACACTTTTTCTTCTTTGTGAGCATCCGTCAATGAATGAAAGTTCTTTGGCAATATACCTTCGATTATCAGTTTCTCAACGATGACCTGCTTGCTTATACCCATGTCCTTGAAGTTCAAGGTATTCATGAATGAAGGATCTACAGTGTCACAGTGTGTAACATAAAAGAATTTGCCCATCTCCGTATTAGGGAAGAACGTTTCGAATATCCTGTTGGTATACTCGTTGCATAAGCGTTGCTTCCAGATGTTAAGGATGCCTTGGCAGCGCTTGTGTACTTTGATAATACGCTTTTTCTTGTCGAAGTTCATCTTTTCGACTTCCTCGGGAGAATAGACACTCAGTCCAAACATTGCCCTTTTGTAGAGAAAGTTCTGCGTAGCGTTGAACGCATCCCTTTCAAATCTGCTGTTTTCGGAGACACGCTCCATTTTTTTGGTCTTTACCATTTGTTAAGAGTTTTTGGTTATTTGCAATGAAAAAGGCCCTGGACGAATCCAAGGCCTTTGTTAAATACGATAAGAAAGTCACTAGTCCAGATCAATATCAGGGATGTCAAAACCCATGTCAAAATCCTCGGGTGGAAGTTCCAAGCCATTCATGTCGGATTCATCATCCGATGCTTCGAACCTTGAGTTCTTGCTGTTATTAGGCAAAACAGATCCAAGCCAAGGATTATTGGCTGATTCACCGTAATCTATACTAAGGAGATACGCTATGTCCTCATCGCTGAGTTCAAGCAGCTCCTCGATCGTAAGATATACGACCTTGCCATTGGGGAGTTGATATATGACCAATTGAAAACAAACATCTTAGGCAAATCTAAACATATTATATGTTTATGTTACCAGTTTAACCAAATATTTTGTATAAGGCCAAACTCACGGCAACGATCATACCAAGAAATCCGTAGGTCAACAGGTCAATCTTCGTGTTTATTTTGGATAGTTTCTTACTCACTTGATTCTGGTAATCCAGGTATTTGTCTAGATAGACATACCTTTTTTTGTTAGGCTCAGTCATAGCGTTCAATGATTATGTCATCCGCATACAGGCGTGTGGCATCAACAGTAAGTTCGCCTTTTGAATCGCGAACGGTATACTCGACTTTGATGCAGTCCCGTTTGTAAGGATCGACTTCGATTATTGTTGCAACCATATACTTACCCTGTACAATCAGTTCGTTCTGGTCAGTGGCTGAATAGCGATAACCGCATAAACGATTGGCGGATACAAGACATTGCTGACCCTGGTGGAAAGGAACTTCAGGAGATATGCCATGAATGGCGCTATACAACTGTTCCACACCAAAGTCATCTAAATGATTTACAATGACGTCAGCAATGATGTGGCCATGCTCGTGATTGAGCATGGCTTTCATCATCCTAGTCAACATTTCCTGAGAAATCGATATTTTATAATCCTTAGTCCTCATCTTTATCTCTCAGTCTTTTAAGAAGTGCATTGATAAGCAGAGCATTAAGGTCAGCACCTGAGGTCTCCTCCTCTTTATCGCGTACTTTCTGCAAACCTGCGATTACCGCAATCCGTAAGAACCTGGCATTACCGCTGTTGAGGATATACTCCACAGCCTTGGACTGTTGACGCTCGTTTTTAGGAAGGGTATTCATGTAATTGTTCAGGACCTCAGTCATTTCGCGACAATCATTCTCCTGTATGCCGCAGGCTTCGAACACATGATCCTCATCATGGTTGAAGGGTATGTAATTTACATTGGTATCGGGGAGGTTAGCTCCGATAAAATTGATAACCTCAGCGGGGATGTTGCTATTAGCGCACAACAGCGCCTCCATAGCTTTTTCTTTGGTCATTGTTTTGGATGAGTTTTATTTAATGATTCATGTACTGATTCGCATTCTTCCTTGCTTATGAAATCAAGAGCGTAACTTTCGCCGTTCTCATACCACGATACGCTATGGTAGCCACGTTCATCAACGTTATGCTTCAATATCTTAGGAGCAGGTTTGGTGCAGGCAATGATGACCACACAGGTCAAAGAGATAACCACGGAGGTCAATAACAAGATTTTTTTCAAGGTATTCGTTTTTAGAAGTTTACATAAAGCAAAAAGCTAGGACGTTTCCATCCCAGCCTTAATGCCTCTCTTAACAACAGCGGTTTGGTAGGCCGCAACCCATGGATCAGTATCCGTTATCGTAAAACCATTCATCGTCGAGTTCATCACGACCCTCATCTTCGGATGCTTCATCCAACAGGGCCATTATGCGTTTATGCATGTGAGGATCCGTTTTCTTCAGATCCATTTTCTCGTCGATTTCCAACAGCGTTTCAGTCAGCCGTTGAAGAAGGGTTTTTTTCTGTGCCATTATCTAGGCTTTTACGGATTTGTTCTTCAATTTCCTTCAATTGTTCCATTTCCCAACTGAGTCTAGTCATGCGTTCCTGGAATTCATGATAGGTCATACCGTTTTCGCCAGCCTCTTTGAGAAGGCGGTCGAATTCAGCAGCCATTAGTTCCCATTCATCCGTAGTCATCGTACGTTGATTATGTTGGTGTTCAACAGTTGAAGATACAGCACAGCGTTGATTAACGCAGGTTTGTCAGCGTAATATACAACCTCATACATCAGGGAAGAGTTGGTATCCTGATAATTGGATGCGTCATTGGCTATGCCTTTACGCTTGCGGCCGATATACCTGCTGTTTGGTACATCCAACTTGGTATCCTGAGCCATGAGGCCCCATACCGTGTAGGGAATCTTCTCAATGACCTGGTTTACCTGTTGGATATAGATATCCACAAGTTGACCTTTATTGAGTAGTTGCAGACTAGAGTCTGTATATGCAACATTCTGGGCGTTGGCCTTGTAAGACAAGACCATTGCTAATACGATTAAGACTTTTTTCATTTGTTGTTTGAAGGGATTTCAACTTTAAATACGTCACTGTCAAGGATACGGGCCCTGCTGATTGCGAGGACTTCGTTTGACGTCCATACTTGGACGCCGCCGCGGAAGTAATAATACATTTCAATCATAGTCTGGATAGGATTTTTTATATAAGACATTGAGCCAACGCTCGAAACGTTTTGCCTTAAGCATCCCTGACCTGAAGTCGGAGGTGTACAACCGCCATACTATGCCCGCCACATAGGCAGGCAGAGTAAGAATCGTGAGCAAGGTACCCACGATCCAGAATTTCTGCTTGTTACTCATTATAGCTGGATTGTTTTTAATGGTTTGTTTGTTTCCTGTATCTGTACCTGAGCTTCACCCAGGAAGACCAAATATACAGGTTTATCCCGTTCCACGTCAAGCAACCAATCCAGAATCCTCATACATAGGATCGCAAAGAATCTTTTCAGTCTCTTCATCTTTCTTAGATTTTGGTTTCAAATGAGTCAAGGCGTAACGCCGCTTAGAACTAAAACTATTACAATAACCAGGGTTGTAACCAACGCACCCAGCGTCAGTTTGAATACCGCGTCTACAATATAACCAGGTTTTCTCATGGTCTTTTAAATTAAGAGTAAGTAATAAGTTGTCTGTCAATGTAAAAGGAAAGCAGGGATTACTCCCCGCCTTCCAGTGGTACTCAGTACCAGTACTCCAGCTGTTCAGTAGCGTCTTGAATAGTAGCCACATGGCCTTCAGACTGCAACAGATAGCGTTTTTGTACGGCGCTGTCAAAGTCAAGGTTTTCATGAACTCTTATATGTTCATAGGTTTCCTCGTCCAAAACAAAGACGTCGTACTTCGGGCCGTCGTGGTGGTTCCTATCCTGATGGATTATCCCCCAATCAATATAAGATACCACGGTATGGGGAACTTCAACGAATCCCCGTCCAGTAATCATGTAGTACCTACCAAAGATATCGCCGTCGTCAACGGCTATGATATCCCCGACAGAGGTACTACGAAGTCCCATTCTACCGTACTCAGGCCAATCATTCTGGGCCATGAAGAAACAGTCATCAAGAGACTTGGCGTTAATCATTGCTACGAGGTTGTACATGTACTCCCCGCGCTTGCAGTCATGGTTTACGATCCCACCATAGGGATGGTAAACGGTGTAGGTTGTGATTTCCACGTTGTTAAGAGTTTAAAAGGTTAATAATTAAATTGTTGTTGTTGGAAACGCGGGCGGATTCGAACCGCCATTATCCATGTCCCATAGGTTACATCACAACCAATAGGCGCGTTTCGGTGTACTCAGTCCTTCAGATGGTCAGGGATAGTATCCATGAACAGACCCTCTTTCTTTTCCCATTCGATTAAATCACGCTCAGCTTCCCGCAACTCAAGAATGGTAATTTGAGAAGCGGCATCCTCCGTCATATCAAGAGGAGCAGGTGTATTACCTGCGTCATCAAACCCCTGCTTGTAGAAGGTTTGAAGCAGCGCGACTAGGTCGTCGCGGTCAATGGTTATTTTACCCATCGTTTTAAAATTTAGATTGTTAGAGATTAATAATTAGAAGCCAAGGCAGGAATCGAACCTGCTATTTACCCCAAACGCAGGGCGTGTGTTACCATATACAACCACTTGACTTGCCTCGTCCAACCATTACTGGCTGTCCCAAATACCGAATATCCGTAGATCAGCGGCGACTCGCATTACTGTACAATAAATACGAGAGGTTAGGACTGATGTGTCAACTTACTACTGTTACTGGTACATCAACCAACCGACTTACTTTCGAGGAATCGGCTCACGTCCCTGCAGTAATGAACTGCTTCTTCGTGCGGGATCACACTAATCAGGAATGACCTGATGCGTATCAGTATATGCTCATGACTCCATCCTTGAGTCTGAACGCAACAATCAACCTACCCTTGTACCGCTTGCCCTGGTAACGATGGATGAACATCCTACCGATAACGCTTTCATCATCCTGCTCCTTATAGAAGAATACAGTCGTGGGGCAGGAGATGTTACGCAGAGTAACCCATTTGGTCAGCTGCTCGTGGCGCGGGGTGAACTGTTCAACCTTACTGGAGTCAATAACCATATCAACTCCATCTTTAATAATATCCCTCATCATAGGACAATATACGTTTAAAGGGTTAGAACAATAATATAAAGTGCCGTCTTAGGTGATATTAACGTCCCAAACCTACATATAGAGGGACAGTTGAGTTTTCATCATATACCTTCAGGCATTGGTACATGACTACTTTTCCATTTTATAAGAGTAATTGTTGTAACCGACTGGTTTATAGCCATCTTCTGCAGCGACCCACTCTATACCTGATTTTCAACAACGACTGATGTTGATAAGATCACGATACGTTGAACAACCCCATTCATTCTCAGTCACTTACGTATATTATTTGAAGTTTTACTTCAAGTAGAGTAGGTAATGATGGTTGTCATTGTGGGAAAAGTACAAGAAAGATGTACCAAAACCCCGCTTTTTAGGCATCTCCTATTAGAATAGTACAAATAAGAGTATGCAATGATGGGTACTACAGGTCGCGGGGGATAATCAAAACGGCAACGCCACACCATAAGGCGTAGCGTCACCGTTGTTGCTGTGGTTCAGCGCGTTAGTCCTGATCCAGGTCCTTGGCTGTCTCCTCTTCGCTGTCATTTGTGTAATGAGGCGCCATTGTCTCATCCTGCGGGATTCCGTTCTGAATCAGAGACGCAAGGTTGTTAGCCTGAGGCTGTGGCGCAACCGTCTCCGTCGTTACAGGCTTGCGCTGTATGTCCGCCATAATCATCTGCGCCACCATCTGTTCAACGTGGGCTGTTACGCCTGCGCCAAACTTATTGGCCCGCTTCAGCGACTGCTCCAAGCGGATTGTCTCTTCGTCTGCGGCGATAGCGACGGTACCCCTCCTTGTGAAGACCAAACGCATTGGACGTTCGTACATATCCTGCGAATTGTACAGTGGCGTCCCGAAGTACGGCGAGGTTGGATCCGTGTCTTCGATGTAATATTGTCCGCGTGCGATTTTGTATTTCGCGATTTCGTCGGGCGTACCCGTTACGAGATATCGGAACATACGTGTACCCGTTGGACGTACGAGTACGCCTGCGTCGTTATAACGTGGCTCCGTGGTTAGGAACGTACGTTGATCGCGGTCAGGATGTGCGACGATACGAAGCGTCGTCTGCGCTGTAGCAGTGTTTGCCATTGGTTTGAGATTTGAATTGTTAGTAATGAATTGTGAGATTAAAGTTTGCGTCACAAGGGAGCTATTAGGATTTGCCGCGAAAAGGAAAAAATGGAGTAGGCAACTACGCCTGCCATCCATCGCTACCCGAGGGTGGGAACGAGGCTGTTACGCCCCGTTCCTGTTGTTAGCATCCGTGGTTGATGTGGTGGGTATCATCCCCGTCCCAAGCATCAGCCTCCGTTGGTGGTACGTCCAGCAATTCGCCTAGGTGAACCATTCTGACAGCTTTCGCCCTGATATCAGCGTTGCTCCATGAAGGATGTAGTTTACGTAGTTCTTTTTCGTATGCGTCAACTTCGCACCCGTCCAACGCATCCGTCTGCGTTGGCTCCGCGATACGCCTTAATTCCGCATTCACCAGGTCTTCAATTTGGTACCTGATTTGATGCAGTAAGTTTACGCGATTCATATTATCGAATGCGTTGTGCGTCTGCATCGTGGCTTCGAACGCTATAGATAGCGTCAGCTTCGAAGGCTCCGAGTACTTGTCTGCGACTTCAACCATTAGTTTTTGGTCGATTACTTTTACGTTTTCCATTTTCGTATTAGTTTTAGTTGTTAAGAGTTTGCGTAACAGAGGAGCTATTAGGATTTGCTGACAAAAAAAGAGAGTATGTAATTTATTCAGCAACTGATGCCTACGTCAAAAATTTGAGTCTTGCGCTGAGCGTTGGCCTTTACTTGCGTCACGAAGGAGCTATCAGGATTTGCGGGGAAAAAAAGGGAAGGACCTTGCGGCCCCTCCCTTTGCGTCGCCTGGACGTCACTGCTGGTCCATGGGTTGGAAGTCCATGGCTGCGGCATCGTCGCCCTCTGTCTCACCTTGTGGCTCAGGCTGTTCCTCACCTTGTGGCTCAGGTTGCTGCGCCTCAGGCTGCGTCTTCGCGAGGTACCTGGCTGGTATCTCCACGTTGACGGTTGCGATGGCCTGTTTCATGAAGAACTCCACGAGTGAAGCGGGTTGCTTCGCCGCGAGGTCCCTCAGCGCCCTGTACTGGTCCAAGTCATGGACGAACCCGATGGACCCGTCGCCTCGTTTCCACTGGACTAGACGACCCGTTTGGATGAGCGCCGCCTCAGGGTCTTTGGTACAGTACAGGCTTGACCCGTCCAGTTTGTCGAAGAACGGTTTGGCAAGCGACGCCTGATAGTCTCCTATCAAACTACTGTCTCCCACGACTGTGAAGAAGTGGTAGCCGTTTGCGAAGTTCTTGTACACGATGTACAAGCAAGAGGTAGTTGGCTGTGATGTAGCCATGATGTTGCCCTGGACACCTTGGGACTTGGCGTTGTGGTGTCCGCACCTACGTCTGCAAGAGAGCTATGTTTCTTCTCCGCCGAACATGGGGGGTAGGGGCGCGCAGGCATCGAGCGTGGGGCCGCTGCGATTGGGACCCATCACATCCTCTACTGCATAGGTTGTCTACTGCGCATGTTGTTCCTTGCCAAGGCAGGGGGTCTATGAAGCGGTTCATTTATCCAGAAAAAAGTAGATATCAAAAAATTTGGCCAAAAAATTTTTATATTTCACCCATGAAAGCGTTGAAATATCTAATAGGTATGAAGAAAGGGGATGCTGTAAGGTTTGACCTTGCTGTGGTTGCCGCCTGCGTTATAGGTGCGGCGGTCATCATGGGTTTGTATAACCTATTTTCCTAGATCACCACCCCGTCCTGTATCTGGAAGGGATGTACTGTGAAGGACTTCTTGTCCTCATGGAGTTGTACTGTCGCGCCCCCTTGGGTCCACTGGTTCAGTACTCCTGTGTATCTGGGTTTGAGGTAGCATAAGCTGCCCACCGCCCAGGCTGAATGGATTTCGTCAGCCAGGTTGCGTGAGCTATCTGTCTGGTTCTTATGCCAGTGGCCAAAGATGATGTTCACTCCCACACGCATGCGGACCTGGCGGGCAATGTTTACTGTTCCAGATCTCAGACCTAGTTCATGTCCGTGGGCGATCCATAGTTTACCGAACTTGGCAACCTTCTGTTCTGGTACGTAGGTTATGTCCAGGTCTTGGAGTTGCATCAGGGTTGGGATGTCCATTCCGTATAGGTTGGCAAGCTCCTCGCATCTTCCTACTATGTAGGATTCCAATCTCTTTTCGTGGTTCCCATCCTTCCAGTATATCGGGATGTTTGGGAACATCTTGCGCAGGGACTTGAGGAAGGCGCGACCCACATCAATCTCGTCTTTCAGGTACCTGCCGTTGGGGGCATGTTCAAAGCGGCTGACGTTTTCCATGTCCATGACATCTCCGTTTAGATAGATACCGTCGACGTTGCGACGCTTGAATTCAGCGAAGCATGCCTGGACTGCGAAGCGGTCGTGGTATGGTAGATGGATGTCGTTGCAGATACCCAGGTTGGTCACACCTTGTATGGTATATGGTTCGTTGATCTCTGACCAGGACTGTGGGAAGTCGATGACTTCTCCTAAAGGATCTTCAAAGTCTGGTCCTTCAGTAAGGTCAGGTTCAAGCTGATACACTTTGGGAGCGACGAAAGCGTTCCTTGCGGTCTCGGTGTTCTGGATCACCATGCTTGCTATCTCATCCAGGTTGTCATCCTCCCAGTCTTCTATCTTTCCCGCGCGGCTGTGGACCACGTATTTCTCAACGGTATATACGCTGTGTTTTATATTGGGGTAGGTCTTTATGAATAGCTGCGCCATCTTGAAGGCGTTGACATTGGAGGTCACTCCAGCCGCATCGTTCTGTTTTACAAACTCGTGGACCAGATCCTTCAGACCTTTTTTCTTTCTTACCATCTTTAGAGGATTGCGCCGAAACGCTTTATGATGTTGCGTACCTGCCTGGGGGAAAGGCTGTTTATCAGATCATGCTCATTCTTCAGGACCAGTTCCTCACTGAGTTCTGGATATATGAAGTGGAGCGCCTCATGGAGAAGGGTGCTTATGATCTCGTCCCTGTAGTCAAGTTCTATTCGTTCTGTTTCCAAGTGGCAGTAACCTCTTGCAGCCTTGAGCTTCTTTACATGGAAGATGTTTGGCTTTTCCCTGAACAACTTGTAGAGCTTTCTTACGAATTGGTCCTTGTCTATTTTGGTTGTCTGGGCCATCGTGTTCATAACCAATATAAACAATCTTTTTGATTTATCAAACTTTTTGACTATATTATCCATATGTAATACATTGTATGTCTGTGAAAAACTATGAGCAATCAACAAATCAATCAAATGTGGGGGGCCATCAAGTGGATTCTTGGTGTGATCTCCGCGGTAGGATTCTATTTGGCTAGCTATACCTTCAGTAATTTCTCCAACAAACTCGATGAGGTACATGAATTTTCGACTACTGGCAGCTACCGCATCGATCGTTTGGAGAAGGATCAGGAGAACATGCGTGAGGATATCACGATCCTGTACAACCGTCCTGGTCAGTATCTCCAGCAGGGGAATCCGAACGCTCCTCTCCTACATCAGGGAAATTGAGAAAAAGTCATTATCTTTATCGAAACCAAACACTTATAAGAAAATGTCATTAGGAGATGTAAAAGGACCCAACGACGGTAAAGGGTCGAACTATAACTGGCAACTGCGCATGCTCCAGGTGGCATCCAAATGTTGCACCCCCGTTGTAACCCAGGCGGAGCGTAATGCCATTGTCAATCCTCCCATAGGAAAGCTGGTATACCAGACTGATGGAAGCGAAGGTCTATGGCTTTACAAATCAACTGGCTGGGTACAGGTTCAGACTTCATAAACAAACACGATGGGTATATCTAAAAAGAATCCCAAGAGTAACTTCAACTGGCAGAGTAGGATCCTTAAGAAGAAGGCCATCAACTGCGGTCAGTTGAACGAGCCTGTTGATTGCAATCTGTTTGGTCCCACGCTGCAAATTACGGGTAACAACATATGCAAGCCGTCAGTTTCCCCCACCGCTCAGACCGTTTGCGTTTTCAATACGCAACCTGGTCAGGCCGCTACCACTTCATATGAATGGTATGAGGGTGGTCCAGGCGGACCTTTGTATTACAACAGTTATGGGGGTGCATCATGCATAGAGTTCACCGTTCCACAACAGGTTCTTGGAACCACAACGTTCTGGATCGTAGTCACAAACGATCTTGGATGCAAGGTGGAACAGTATTTGGATATATATGTCACAAATGTTCCTGAGTTCAGCAGTGTAAGCGTAAGCCCTACTGATCCTTGCGTACCTAATGTACTCAATCCACTTGGGCAGGAAAGCAATGGTGAGATAACAATCACCGTTACAAACCCTGATCCAAACGCTTTGGAGTATTCTTATACTATAGCTAGATCACCTTATTCATCAACCACTGTTGATCCTGGAACGGTTTTTTCATGGACGGATTTGTGTTATGGTACTTATGATGTCACAGTCACCGTATACAGACTTATAGATGGAGTGTCTACACCCATGTGTTCCTCGTCCAAAAGGGTTTTCATTGGTGATCTCATACTTGATTGGGACAACATAGCAAACGTACCTGTTGCTGATCCAAATGATGTTTCCCAATGGAACGCATGGTTTTTTGGTGGTGGTTTCAATTTTACATCAGTCTCTGTAGTAGGCAGCACTGTTTATCTGAATGGTTCTATAGGTTATAACTTCAGCTCGTTTAACTGGGCTAACAATGTTAATATCGTAGCAATAATTGATCAAGCTGGTTATGTTAATAATGTTGAGAATCTCGCATTTTCAGGTTGTACATCCCTTTTGCTTTTGGATTTGCTAAGACCAAGTCAGATAGGTAGTCAGGCTTGTATTGGTAATACTTCTTTGACAGATGTTTATTTTAGGAAATTAGGACCTACTATATTTGATAATGCGTTTGACGGCTGTGTCTCTTTGAATACCCTTTACATACCTGAGGCAGATCTTTCCTTAGGAACCAACGTATTCATTAATGTCATAGGAAGTACAATTGCTGTTACAGCCAGTTCCGTATATCAATCTCCTTTGGAAGCAAATCTTGCCTATCTTAATGCAAACAATACTGTAACCTTCACCTGGGTATGACGTTAGCAAACTTCAATAGCAATTTCAATTGGCAGCTGCGCATGTTAAAAGAGGCGGCGGAATGTTGCGGCATCGTACCAGATCTTCCTCCTGCGCCACCTCCTCCACTAGGAGACTGTTACTGGTATGTGCAGGTTAATGATCCTTATTGTATTGGATTTGGCTTCCAGAGTCAGGATTGGGAGTTAAATGGTTTGCCTTTTCCAGTTGGTTGGAACAATCTGATGATTGCTCCTCCTTATGGTACTGTTGGAAACGGAGTATTAATGTCGGATCCTTTGACTGTATGTGGACCTTTCAATTTTTCCAGTTATTACATGTGGACTATTGTCCCTTCCACAACATTGACTCTTCCTGCGTTGACTGGCTTTGATTCACTTGGTACTCCTATTACTTATTTCATGAATGGGGGTATATGCGACAGGAAATGCTATCAAGGTACGGTAAGCCTTGGTAAAACAGGAAGCCCTATTGTATTTGGAATAAACACAGCGGAATTGAACGCCAGTGATTACAGCATTTTAGTTGATCTGACTAGCCCTACCGTGGATACAGATTTTACGGCAGCCCTTGGTCAATATTATCCTTCACCTCCTATGACTGTGACTGTGACTGGTGGACCTCTTCCAGGTGATATCAACATAAGGATTGATGGGCTATACAGTACATCTGCAATAATAACTGTGTACATGGATGATGGAAATTCGTGGCCACTTAATCAAGTACCATGCTTGTAAACAATGACAACTGCGGAACACCAGCTCAGAACCTCGCATACGAATCAACCAGTTGTTTCTATGCGAACGGTCGCGATCTGAAGAACGTAACCAATGTAGGCATTGGTGGAATAGGCGTATTCAACGGTAAGTTCAATGACATAGCTGGTCTGCGTAATCTGAATTACGCGGATGCCAGTATGAACATATCCCTTGATACGGTCAACAGGTTGCTCAACTTCAAGGTGAACATCAGCGCCACACCTGGGAATACCATAACTTTGAATCCAGACGGACTTTACTCGGCAGGCGGAGGCGGTGGGGCAGTCGACATACTAAGTCCGTTCTTATTGATGGGAGGTTAATATGGCAATAACATACAAGATACTAGGACAAGACGCTCCAATTGCCACAACTGAGGTGGATCTTTACACGGTTCCTGCTGCTACACAAACAGTGGCAAGTAGCGTCACAATAACCAATCGTGGCTCAACTGTGGCCACATTCAGAGTAGCGGTGGTACAGGGAGGCGGTGTTACAGGTCCAAGACATTATCTTTACTATGAACTTCCTCTTGCAGGATATGATACGTTCATAGCTACGATAGGTGTGACAATGGATACAAATGACGTAGTCAGGGCTTACGCCTCATCAGCTGATTTAACATTCCAATTATTTGGATCAGAAATAACATAATGCAAGGATACGCAGGATACAATATAATGGATAGTGCTGTCACGATTAAGGACAGTGCTAACTTGGACGCATTCTCAAGATTGAGGATCAGTCAGGCTACAGCCTTGTTTGCCGCCCAGTTCACATATGACTTGGCGCCTTTGCTGTATGAACAGATTACAGGTGGAACGGGGGCTTCGATAGCCCATGATACCACCAATAGAATGGCCACCATGACATTCAGTTCCACTCCTACAGGTGGGAAATGTTACATGCAGACGTTTGAATATCTGCCTTATCAGCCAGGAAAGTCCCAACTTATCTTCCTTACATTCAACATGATCGCGGCTGTCGCCAATACGTTGAAGTTTGCAGGATATTCAGACGGAGTCAATGGTATAGAGTTCCAATTGGATGGGACCACAAAACAATTCAAGGTTTATTCCGCATCAAGTCTTGGAAATGAAACTGTCACCCAGACAAACTGGAACATAGACAAACTTGATGGTACTGGCGCAAGCGGTATCAGCTTGGATATAACCAAGACTCAGATCCTCATCATAGATCTTCAAGCCTTGTATGTGGGACGGGTAAGGGTTGGATTTGACATAGGTGGTCAGGTGGTGTACGCGCATGAGTTCCTTCATGCCAACTTGGTCATATACCCGTATATACAGTCGGCAAACCTTCCCATA